CTTCGACAAGTTGTGTTGGTGTTGTCAGAACCCCTAAGGCTCCTACTGTGAGGCTATCTATTACTTGAGGCTTCCCTTCACTGTCGACTAGGTCATTTGACACAGCCTTGACTACTGTTCCTGTCCTGTGTTGGTTCCCTACAGGATGTAACTCATTAGGAAATAGAGTAGGGTTTGGGACTACGAAGCGATCTACCAAGTCCAGCTTAACATTCGAGAAGAGTAAGTCTCCGAACCTGTTAGATGTGTATTTAGTTATATAGTCGTTGGTTCCATCAGACAGTAGGATGTAGGCTGTTGCACCTGTATCTGTATCTGTAATTGATCTCTCATCTGTAAGAGATTTAACTGCCATGCTGTTACCAAAAGAAAGCCTAGTCCAAGCTGCTACGCCTGAGTTGGAATCTACTGTAAAGCTAACTAGCTTAGAGTCTTCTGTTCTAAATAATACGACATTGTCGTTATCTAGGTAGATACCTTCAAGGAACCTACCCATACGGTTAGACAGTACTGACATATTAAGATTGATATACTGGTCAGCATCAGACAGTGTGTTGATACTTCTAACCCTATCTCTAGAACTAGCTAAGTACATTAACTTAGAGTCAGCATATACTGGCAACATGTAAGATGAAGCCTTATCACTCTGCTTGATTATTGTGAAACTATCTCTAGCATATGAGTTGATTGTGTCTGTAGAAGCGAAGTGAACCTGATGGTCACCTGTAGTAGTCCCTACGAACATGAACTTAGCATTAACTCCTAGAGTTGTAATCTTAGTTAAGCCTGTAGCTATCACTTGCTTAGAGAAAGCGTTTGTCACTAGGTCTTCAAATCTACCAATTAGGGATTCGTCTGTCCCCCCTTGATCTTGAAGAAGCCTAGTGTTCATAAGTATATCGAATGCGAATAAATCAGATGCCCATATGTTCAAAGGCTCTGCTGATGTAGCTGCGAAATGTTTTCTACCTTGGTAGTATCCTACTGTTTGTGGGTACCCGAGGTGGTTTCCAAAAGCTGATCTACGCCATTCGCCTACAGCATTACCGATACCCACTGTATCGTTGTTTGATGTAAGGATATACCCTTGGAGAGTATCTGTGCTTATGAAGCTTGTAGCTAAGAACACTGCCTCTCTATCTGTAGCTGAAGCCACGTAGTATAGATGACCAACGTCATCAGCAGTGAATGTACTGTTTGTTATCTTCAATTGATTAGGGGTAGTAGTAGCAAGCACGATACCGTGACCTACTCCTGTAGCAGCATCAAAGTATACCTCACCACTCTCATTAAGTCCTTGTCCGGAATTACCAGAAATAGGGTGAGCTGTGATGACATCTATGATCTCAGCAGTAGCGTCTCCTCCTGCTGCTATCTTAAAGTTAAGTGTAGGACACTCAAAGATAAAGGCAGGACCTGTGATGAAATCAAACAGACGAATAACAAATGGGGGAGTATTCCCTGTAGTATCGACCACATGTGTCTCTACTCCGATTTGTAGAATCTGTAAGTTATCTAATGATATTGTATTGGTCCCCTTAGTCATAGACATGACAGAAGGTAGAAAGCTGAAAGAGCCTTTAGTTGCTATGTTTGTGATTAATCCTGTACCTAAGTCAAAGACTTTGATAGCTGTCATATAGACACCTAATACAGGACTGACAAGACTACCTAGTTCAAAGATAAGGATGACATCTACTTCGTCAGTCTTGACTCTGTGGATACGTCTAGGAATCTCTGCTCCCAGATCTTTTAGGTACTCAGTACTATGTCTACGATAGGCTGAGCCATTGTCGGAGATAGTGAAGTTAGTTATGTCTTTAGCACCGGCTTGGTACTCTTTAATGTCTGTTCTTGAGAGTAGGTCTGGGCTTAGTTCCCCAGACGCAAATGTGCTGACAGTGCTTTTGTATCGCATTATAGCCTCGAATTAGTCCAATCGTTTATTACGAAATCGTGTGTAGATGCTTCTTGAGCATTGTAACTTCTAGCATTTCTCAAAGCATCTTTGTACTGTAGGTCTAATCTGGCAGTAGTTTCATTGCTTTGGATAAGACTGTAAGATAAGTCTAGAGCTAGTTTTAGGATGATCACTTCGTCGAAGTATGATCTGAATGCCGACTCATCTACATCAGCCATGTAGTTTAAATCAATTGATGTGGAGTTGGCGAATAGTGTGTTGCCTTCAATAGTATAGCGAGAAGCTTCAGCACTCCCTCTACAGTCATCAAAGAATGTTATACCCGTACTGTTTCCAGAGCTACCAACCCTGTACGATCTGATATAATCAAATGGTAAATCGAAAGACTGTCCCCAAACATTGAACTCATCAGGACCATTGTCATCTGATAAGACCTCACGCTTAAGCGCAAATCGCCAAGGGTGGTTCGCAAGAAGTTCTTTCTTTACTCTAGGAAATTCAATCTTACAGAGCTTAGCTCTCTTATTGTTATCGTCGAGTGAAGTAATTGGTGAGGAGCCAAGACGAATTATAGCCGCATTACATAGTTCTAATTTGTTCATGGTACCTCGAAAAAAGCCCTGCTCCCGAAGGAGCAAGGATTCATTTAGTCAATTACGTATTCAATCTCAAGCTTAATCAGCGTACCTGCAAGACCAACAGTATCAACAGAAGCCGAAAGGATAAGATTAACTTCCCCTGCGAATCTTTTGTTAATAGCTGGCTCACCAGAAGCAATGTTAGCTTCGTTAGAGATTAATGCAGATGCATTTAATGCAGCCATAAGACCGTCATTGTCAGCAACTTCATTAAGTCCTGCGTCCCAACCGAGGTTAAGAGTACCAGAAGTACCGGCAGGAATGTGAATCTTGGCTTTAGAGATAACAATCCCTTTACCTAGCTTCTGCATGAATAGAGGATCTACAGCAGTAATCTCGGCTCCGAGAACTACGTCAATAAACATTCTACGCATTCTTCCATTAATCTCATGAGGAAATAATTTCCCTTGAGGAACGTCTTCGTATGCTTTTTGGTATTGATTTGAAAATTGCATATCAGTCTCCTATTAATCTAAACAGATTACTTCAACTACTTGAACTTCTTCCATTCTAGTAGCACCCATGCTCATGCTTGTATACACTTGCTTTGAGTAGTTTTTGTTTGGTAACTCGTCAACTCTTGCTGAAACACCTTTCGCTGTAGCAAGAAGGATTCCATCCTTTGCCCAAGCAAAACATCTTCTAGCACCGATTGGAGCTGTACCTGTACCTGCACCTACTGTACCCGCATTAACGTTGTAAGTAGTAGTAGCAGTTGTTACTGCAAGGAGTTCGATTCTGATGAACTTGAAGCCCATAAAAGTATCGATGTCACCTTGAACTAACGCTTTAACTACGTTGAAATCACTTGAAGTAACTTCAGTTTCAGCTAAAAGAGAATCAAGATTCTCAGCGTTAAGTGCGAAAAATAGAGACCCCATTCCTTCGTCTACTTCATTCTTGTTGAAAAGCTTCTTAACAGCTCTAAGAGTCTGTACGTTAAGCTTGTTACCAACTGTTGAAGTACCGTCGTGAGCAGCGATCTTTACAGAGTTATCATGTGCTACTGGTGTAGCTCCATCTTCACCTGCGAAAGAAGTACCTAGAGCAGCAGCGATGATGATCTGATCTTGCTTTCTACCAAAGGCTTTTGCAGCTGCGATAGCATACTCAGACTCAGGGTTTTGGATGATTCTTAACTTATCAACATCATCAACAAGATCAGCGTGAACATAATCTCTTGAAGACACTTTACGTCTTGAATGTGGAGTATCAGAATAAACAGTGTCACTATGACGACCAGTTCTTTCTGTTGCTTCCACAAGACCGATTCTGTCGTAGAATGATTCTTTAGATTGGATTGACTCATGTCTAACAAAGGCTGATAGACGTGAACTTTTTTGTTGCATTAAATGCATTACGTTTGAAGAGAATTGTTTTACTCTTGCAGTTTCAATTTGAAAAGACATTATTAATCTCCTGTCTTAAGTTTATACATAGATTCGATCAGTACTCCATTTCTGGGCTGCATCTAAGACATACTTAAGCAGGGCTGTTACCAGTAATCCTATATGTCAATAGATCCAGACTACAGGGCGTTACCCCTGCGTGTCAATAGTTAACCCACAAATTTGAAGAATTTTTCCATCTCTCTCTGAGCGGCATCATGCCCTGAGTGTTGAGTATTGAAGTATGGATGGTCTTTATTGGCGTAGACTGCATCAATCTGAGACTGTGCTTCGTCCGGTGACATATGCCCTAATGGGTTTGTTTGGACATCAAAGCTGTCTTCACCAGTGAATTTCTCTGCCATATTTACCAATAACTTAATGAAGTTAGAGTCATTATCTAACCCTGACTCAACGATGTAGTCTTTCATTTCGTCGGTAGCTACTTCATCAAGTAGGTTCTTAGCTTGTGTAATCTTAACACCTAGTGCTTCGCCATACGTCTTAGTAAGATCTGCTTTAGATGCTTCTAGTTTAGCTTCAGTTGCTGCTGTGTCTGCTGTATTGTTTCCACCTTGAAGTTCGTCCATGTGGTCAAGCATTGCTTGGGCTTGAGTAGGTAAGATACCTGCTTCAAATGCTTTAGCTTTGAATGCATCAGCATACTCATCAGTAAGTGTTGAGTCTTCATATAGCTCTAGTTTGTAGTCTTCAATCTTATCTGGTAGTCCTACTTTCCCCATGAATGACTTCCACTCTTCTTGAGTAGCGTGTTTAGTTGGGAGTACTACACTGTCTTTACCGATCTGACCCTTAGCGTGGATGTAACTCTTAGCTAGTCCATCAATGTCTTTGAAGTCAGCTAGGGCTGCGTTCCCTCTATGGTCTTCATGTAGAGACTTAAGGAATTCAGACATGTCGCCTGTAGGTGCCGGAGCAGCAGGCGATGATGGTGCAATTGGATCAATAGGATCAGTTGGTGCCGCAGGGTCTGCCGCTGGTGCAGCAGGTGGTGCTCCGCCTCCACCTAATAGTGAACTTGGTGCTTCGTTAAATAGTAATCTTGTTTGCCAATTAAATTTCATTTGCGCTCTCCTCGTACTTAATAATATCTTCCATCAGCTTTTCAGGCTGTGTCTTTAATATAGAATAGATCCTCAATAGAACAGCTCTCTGCCCTTCATTGAATGCTGAGTCATGAGTATCCCCTGTGAATGTGGACTGTGTCAAGAAGCAGCTACGATTTAGATCTTCAAGGACCTTCTTACCGTCCAGTGTATTGAACACCTTCTGGTAAGACTTAATCGTATTACTTTTCTTCTTCATCTTAGCGACGATATCGCTGAACTTATTTGCCATAATGTTCCTCCTATTTCAATTTACTAACTACATCAGCCTCATTTAAGTCAGCTTCTTGCTCTCTAACTTCAGCTTCCTGCTTAGCTCTAGTAGCTCTGACTGCTTCTCTCTTATCTACGTCTCTTAAGATTTCATGAGGAAGACCATTGATATTAGAAGAGAATCTTGCGATTGCATCTACATCAAAGTTATCCATAATCTCAGGAGCAAGTTCTACCATTGGAAGAATCATCTGCATTGTCTTAGTGAATGAATCACCTTCTGCTGATCTCTGTGCTCTGGCGATCTGAGATGTGAATAGAACCTGAAGGTCTAACTTCTCTAACTCAGTTGGAAGCTCAGGCATTTTCCCTGCTCTCTCAAGTATCTTGAACACACGCTCTATCAAAGGCTTAAGAAGTTCGTGATGCTGTCTACCTAGGATTGGACCTAGTGTTCTCAACTGCTCATCTCTTCTCTGTAGAATCTCAGTCGCAGTCATACGATCTGCTTCTCTAATCTGTAGCTTATCAAGGAAGAACGCTCTATCAATCTCAGCATGAACCTGCTCGATAAGGGCTTCTCCAAGCCTGACATCACCACCAACATTGATTGGCTCGATACGATCTTTAGTACCGGCTCTATAGAAGTTAATCCCTCTTGGACGTAAGTCTAAAGGTAGGATAACTCCATCATCAGGTGCTTGGACTGCTGGTGCGACAGCGAGTTGAGCGCCTTCAATAGTTGCTTGCTTCATTCTGTTGACCATCTTAATGTCAGCTAGAGACTTCATGGCAGGTGATCTACCGTAAATCTCTCCTGATACTTTAGACCATCTTGGAACGATATGTGGATTCTCGTTGAATCCGGCTTCTTTAAGTATTGTCTTAGTTGTACT